TCTGAGGGATAGGGGTGTTTTATAGTGCAGTGCTCATCGACCTGCAACCGACGCCCAAATGGAATTTCTGTCTAAACTAAACTAAATGAATTTTTCAAGTGGCTTGTAACAGGGTAGTTACTCGACATTGGTTCGTCCAGTTTCATTTCCGCTCATCTAGTTCACTATTTCTAAATCCCTAGTGTCTAGCGGCATTTTAGCACACTTATGCGCGAGCCTAACACAATTATTCAGGAGTAATTACCAATGGCTAGGCTACGCAAAAGTCTCTCAGAACTAAAGATGAGCGGTACGTTTCAGGTCAATAAGAAGCGATATGAGGACAGAATGGGCTCAACTAAACTCACTTTGCCCGTCAAACCGCTCCCTAAGCGTGTTCCTGGTCATTTGAGCAAGGATGCTAAGGCCGCATGGCGAGAGATCGTCAATTCCATGCCAGAAGGCACCTTGACGGCTGATGATTCTCTGACCTTGGAAGTAACTGCCAAACTTGTAGCCAAGTCGCGCACAGAGGATCTGAAACCAGCCCAGTTGAACCAGATAGCCAATCTACTAATCAAGCTAAGAAACAAGGGGCAGCCCGCTGTTGAAGCTGTACACAATGAGCCAGAGGAAGAGAAGAGTGACTTTGATTTGTTCTTCGACCAATGCGCCAAAGAGGATGCAGAGGACAGGCTAATCAGGGCAGAGATGCAACGGCGTACCCGCCTTGGTCCTCAATCTGGCCAATCACCCAAAGAGTACGAGCGATGGTCCTGGTGGTCTTTGGTACGCGACGAATTCGAGAAGTAGCCGCCACATATTGACTAGATGTTTCTGTGAATCACGCTGCTAGCAGCCTTCTTTTCGAGGGCAGACACATCAATCACGTTCAACGGGGCAAGCTCGCCCTTGGACCAGTGATAATGAGCAGCCTGGATAGCCTCAACAGCCTTACGAGTTTTGGAGACAGGAAACCAACCATCATTAAAGAACATGAGTCTAGCTGGACCGCGATCCTTGTAGTCAATGCCGAATCCGGCCATAGCCTTATCAGGCACCGACTCATCTTTGAACATCAGGGCAGATATTTGTTCCATTGCAATGTGGATATCGGGGATGCCCTTGGATGTAATAACGAGTTCCGCTGGCCGAATGGTGAGTGTGCAGGGTTTCTGTTTCCATTCGGCTGTCAACAAATTGGTTTTGATGACTGTCTCGTTCAATCCACTCGGCATGGCGTTCATTAGCCTCTAAAGCCATCTTACTCCGCCCCACAATCCCTCCTTTAATCCCTGTCTTGTCTGAGTTGTCGAGAAGACAGGGACACCCAACCCAGAAAGTACGTGCATATGAAATTAATCTCACTCGGGCTGTCCAATCCCGAAACAAGAGGTAATCCCCTGGACAATCCATCGGTAAGTCTCAATGACTTTGCTGCGTGGGAATGGTTTGGGGAAAGCCGTGGAACGGATGCAGGGGAATTGATCAATGATCATACTGCGCTGAAAATCAGTACCGTCTTTGCGTGTACTCGCGTTCTATCGGAATCGGTGGCAAGTCTGCCGTTACGTCTCCTGAAAATTACACCGACCGGTCTTGTCCGTGAGCTAGTAGATCCGCTGTACTCACTTCTGGCCATTGCTCCAAATGTGGAGATGACTGGATACATGTATTGGCAGACGGTCGTTTTTCACATGAGCTTGACTGGTAACAGCTTCAGTGAAATCGAACGTTCTGAAGATGGCACGCCTATAGGTCTATGGCCATTGAATCCACGCCTCACAAGGGCAGTCCGTATGCCTAATGGTGATCTTGCCTTCGAGACTCAGGATGGCGAAACAGGCGGCAACAAGCGGATTATCGCTGCTGCCGATTGCTTGCATATTCCCCTGATGAGTTTTGACGGAATTGTTGGTCTGTCTCCGATTATGCAGGCGGCAAGAGCACTCGGATTGGCTGCTGCATCAGAGAAATTTGGCTCACGTCTTTTCGCTAACAATGCGACGCCTCAGATTGCGCTAAAGACTGTTAAGGCAGTCAAGCCAGAGGACAAGGTGAAGATGCGTGCCGATTGGGAGTCTCTCCAGTCAGACTCCAACCAGCATCGTGTAGCAATTCTTGATGCTGATACGAGTATCCAGACTTTGAGCATCACCCCCGATGAAGCTCAATTTCTCCAAACCCGTGTTCATCAAAGGTCTGAGATTTGTGCTATCTTCCGTGTGCCTCCACACATGGTTGGATCAGAGCAAAAACTGAGCAACAGCAACGTTGAGCAAATGAACTTGGCTTTTATCACGGACACATTGAGGCCGATTCTCAGTTGCATTGAGGCAGAGGTTGTAAAGAAGCTGATGCCTCCGCAAGTAGGTAAGGCTGCCACTCTAACGGCTCAGTTCGATCTAAGCGAGAGACAGAGGGGAGACAGTACCGCTATTGCAGCAACGGTAGCTTGTGGCCGTCAATGGGGAGCACTCACGGCCAATGAATCAAGACTGATGCTAGGCAAGCCTGCCCTGCCGGAACCTGCTGCCGACTGTCTGATGGTCCCTGTGAACATGCAGAACATTCAAAGGTTGCTGGATGAACCCAAAGCACAGCCAACAGCGCCAATAGAAACAGTGGTGAACGATGAAGAATAAAACCGAAGTTAGAACCCTGCCTGCCCATGAGTTAAGAATTGCTCCTGTGGCAGCGGATGGATTCAGCCGTACTATCTCAGGGACAGCGATTGTCTTTAATGTGCGGAGTGTCAATCTCGGAGGATTTGAAGAACGGGTTAATCCTGCTGCTGTCACTCAAACTCTGAGTGGAAAGCCAGATATCCGCCTACTCAACAATCATGATGGTTCTCAAATCCTGGCGCGTACAACGTCAGGGAGTTTGAAACTGTCAACGGATAGTAAGGGCGTCAACTTTACAGCGACCATAGACACTCGTAGCAGCTATGCAAACGATTTGGCTGTATCCCTTGAAAGAGGCGATACAGGAAATTGCTCCTTCGGTTTCCGTTGTAACTCAGACTCTTGGACCAATGAAAATGGTGTTTTGGTCAGAACCCTTGAATCTATCGATGTCAGCGAGTTGAGCATTGTGGGTTCGCCTGCATACCTGCAAACGACTTCGAGTATTCGCTCCTGTCCAACTCAATTGCGGTCTCTGCTCAAACGTTCATTTGATGAAGAGGGCGATGATGAGGACGATGATTGCGATTGTGACTGTCCCGAGTGTCTAGCGGGAGACTGCGACGATTGCAGCGATCCTGATTGTGATGATCCCAACTGTGAACATGGCGAAGATTCCGCACGGTCTATTGACCTCTGGAAGCTCGAAACGCGCATAGCCATCTCAAAACGGCTGTAAACCAACCCACCTTCTTATAACTGCTTACCGCCTGGACCCAGACTCGCTGCGTGCGATGTGTGGTCGTCCTGCGCCTCTACATACCGAAAGGCAACACACATTATGTCCAAGCTCAATGAACTTAAAGAACAGCGCACTAAACTCCTGCTCGATGCCCAGAAAATTGTAATCAAGAAGGAAGCCTCGACCGAGGAACGTGCCTCTGCGAAGGCAATGATTGCAGATGCCGATACTCTTGATGAGCAGATTGCACTTGAGGAGCGCATTGCAAAGAATCAGACTGAACAGCGTTCTAATGGCCGTCCTCCTCGCGCCCAGCCTGGTGAGGGCATTGCTGATGAGAAGCGCGAAGCAGACGAACGCAATTTCGTTAATTACATGCGCACTGGAGAAATCCGAGATTTGCAGACTGGTACGACTGGTGCCCCGTTTGTTCCGCAGGGATTCAGCACCACTCTGACCGAAGCAGCCAAGCTCTGGGGGCAGCTCGCATCTTCAGTAAAGCAGATGAGGACCGCCACTGGTGAACCGATGCGTATCCCGCTGGCCAATGATACGGCGAATGCTTTCAGCCTGTTGGGTGAAGTGCAGTCGGTTACTGAGCTTGATCCCACCTTGAGCGGTGTTCTGTCTCAGGTCGATAAGATCCAAGGCGGGATTGTGAAGATCAGCCGCGAATTTTTGGCTGACTCTGCGTTTGACCTCGCATCGTGGCTGTCTGGTGAATTCTCGAAACGCTACTGGCGTGGTGTGAGTGCCGCTGTCCGCAACGGTACGAGCACTGGCAACGTGCAAGCTATCACTAGCGTTGCCGTTGCTGGCATTACGACTGCCAGCCCCACAGCAATCCTCTATCCTGAGATGGCAGAAATGTACGGAAATCTTGAGGCCGCCTACATTCCGGGTGCATCGTGGGTTATGTCTAGTGCTACCCGCGCATACTTTCTCGGGGTTGTAGATAACTACGGCAGGCCGCTGTATGTTCCTTCGGTGAACACTGATAACCTGGACCGGATTCTTGGTCTCCCTGTTGTCATTGACCAGTATGCGCCTGCAATCGGTGCTGGACTCTCGCCCATCCTGCTGGGCAATCTGACTGAGGCTTATACACTCCGGTCTGTTGGTGATGTTGAAGTCATCCGTTTGAACGAGCGTTACAGCGACACGTATGAGGTTGGTTTCCAAGCCTTCACTCGCGTGTCCGGTTTCGGCACTGATGCCGGCACGCATCCGCTCATCAAGCTGACCATGCATGCCTAAGAACTAAGCAACAGAAACAAACTGCCCCTCACTTAATGTTCTGAGTGAGGGGCAGTTTGTCATTTAACGACTTGTCAAGGTTACTATACTGCATCCCACAATTCGTCTGCCGTTGCTTTTGTCAGAGCGACATTTTCTTTCTTTAATCGGTCTTGTGTCGATATTAATTCTTTGTGCGTAGTTAGATATTGACTAATGCCAGCTGCACCTGTGGTTCTATAGCCAGTAGATATCGAATACTCAAATATCCCAGTACGATGATTCTTGCTCCATGCAGTATCCTGAAAAGTAATTAATTGGAATTCGGCGAGGATTGGTCCAAGATGATTGATTACTTTCCGGAATAGCTTTGCAAAATGATCCTCTTCATGTCGCTCAGTCGGACCTGAATAATGCGGAAGATCCCCAATTCTTACTGTCTTCTGCACAATTGGTGGGACGGCTGAATACAATTCTTCCAACCTCCGCTTCAGATTTGAAACTCTTTCACTACCTAGTTGAACAATCACGCTTGGATTGCCTTTCACTTGAGATGCAGCGTGTTCTCGAATCCATCTCTCTGCTACTGAGGAGATCTCTGACTGGATTGACGGAAGTAGTGCATCTAATCTTGCAATCTGCTGTTTCTCTTCCTGCTCCAATCTTCCGATTTCGATTTGAATTTGTTTACTAGCCATTTTCGTACACCTTTCTAAATTCCTCATCTTCAAGGTGAGCCAGCGTACCACGTAGCAGCAAAAGTCCATGCCATTTGCGTACTCTGCATTCGGTCTGGGCTTTTGCTGCTATTCTCCGCTACGCTTGGAAGAACTTGCGACGTGCCGCACCAGCCAGCCCAAGGACGCCGGTCCCGAGCAGTGCAAAGGTGGATGGCTCGGGTACTGGGCTGGGATCCGTTGTCATAAACGATTGGCCGCCATCACCCGCATTCAGATAGAAAGAGCCGGAGTAGTTGACACTCTGGTAATTTGCCAACATCTGCGTCTGCAAGGTCGTCATCTCACTATTGAGCGCATAGTGTCCCGGAGAACTGAAGTTCCAGATCAGCTCCTGAATGTCGGTATCCAATGCTGTATTACCCGACGGGGTCAATCCGAACATCATGCCGTAGTAGGCTTCCTGCTCCAGTGCCGTATTGCCGGCAACGGACTGAATTGTCACGTTGTAGGTGGCCGGTACAGAGATCTCATGATTGAAGTCGTCACAGAATGCCTCAAGCGACCCAAGGAAAGCTCCGCCCAGGCTAAAGTTGGCCTGTGTAAGACCAACATAGTAGGAACCGTTATTCTCTCCCGACGCATAGGGCTCGACCGTCATGGACACGGTTTGTCCAACGTATGGAGCGAGGTTGAGCGTATCTGCGTGTGCAGACATGGAAGAGAAGGTGAGTGCAACAAGACAGATGGCTGGGAAAATGTAAACAAGTTTCTTCATTATGGTGGTTCTCCTAGGGTCTCTACGAATGTGCAGACATCTCCCTTACAGCAAGTTGTTGGCCATCTGCGAATGCGTTTAGTTTTGGACTGAAAGTGCCCAATTTGTCCTTACCAAGCGACGGATTTGATGCTCTACCGGGTTTTAGGTCTAAAAGATTGCCCGCTACGTGGTAAACATTTGCCCACTGCCAATGAATAACGTTTCGCAAGTCGAAGGGCCAAATATCACCGAAGTCTGGCAATATTCCTCTGGAAACAACAAAAGCCCATACCTTTTGCATACTCTACTTGGGTTCGCGCAGTGGGTCATCCAGTGTGCAACGAACTCTTGGCAAGCCTGCATCTATTGGTTAGAGGCCAGATACCATGCATGTAGAGGTAATAGTTACGCGGACGGATGCAGGAGCGACCACACAAATCAGGGTGGATAAGGCGGAAATGCGCAAGGATTATGATTCTTGGGATGACGCGCTTAAAGAGGCGCAGCAGCTAGAACTCGTAAATGTTGTTGAGGCCACCGCAGCCAAAATCTTACCGCCTGGAATGCCATTGCACACTTCAACCGACGTTCAATCTGCGGATTTTGCGAATCATGGATTCACTTCAGAAAAGTTGCAACCACCTCAATAGAGCTTCTTCAAGACAGCCGAAAGCCCGTATCCAGCGCATAGTGTGCAAAGGATACGGGCTTTATTTGTGTTTAGTGCTTAATTGTGGCTGAACGGTTAGCGTTATTTCTGAGAAATCCCAGACTGGCCTCTATATTGTCTTCGGCCATTTCCTTCTCAGCTTCTTCATTAGGGGTGAGAGGACGGCTCATGGCAACGATCTTGAGTGTGCACAACTTTTCCTGCCACTCATAGATTTCGATTCCGGCATTGGCAAGACGGGTGAGGCTGGAAAAATTAACAATAACGGTTGGGTCGCTGGGTGTGTTCATGGGAACTACGGCAGATGATGTGCTCATTTGGTTTATTTTCCTTTTGATTTGGTGCTGTTCGGCCTTTTAGGACATCTGGGCAGGTGATACTGCATCTCTCTGGCCCCGTACTGCTCTCCGCAGAACTCACAAGGTCTGAGCATTTTTGGCTTGCCACCTCCGCCCTTCTGTCCTCTTCTACGCCCAACTTCAGGCCAGAAAACTTCATTAGGGATGGAGGGCAATTCCCAAGATTCTCTCCACTTCATGAGGCGCTGAGACGGATATACTCCGCGAGTTGCTTACGGTTCAGTTCGTAGTAATCGGAAGCATAAAGGCTGGCCTTAACGCCGTCGAGGGTATGGTTGTCTGTGATTTCTTTGAGGTGCTCTCCGTGCGGTGTAAAAACGACCGCGATTAGCAGCCGTGACGCATCTGAGGCAAATTCGCCACCTGGAGAC